CACAAACTGATGCACTCTACTGTTTACATAGAGCCCATCTTCCAATGCCACTCTTTTGAGCCCGACAAGCTCATTCGCAGAATACAATTAAAGTCAACAAAACTATAAAAGTATCCAGCGCCACACAGCTGACCCGAAAGGGGAAGTGTGGGGGGAGAGTCAGGAATGACATAACCTCAAGTGTCACCGTCTTGAAACGGAAACAGATTCAAGGATTTGCTAATTGCCTTAGTGCATTTCTGCGAAGACAACGGATTTGTTGCTGTGACGAGGAACTGTTTGAGAATTTGGTGAAACAAATGATCAATACAGAGCTCTCGAAGCTTCCTAAGTTATTTAAGATGAATCTTGCCTATACATTTTCATTAATGAACGGGCAAGAATTACCTCAAATGGCTGAATTACCGATCGTAAGACTTTTTCCACAAAGAATATTTAGATTGTTGAAAGCCCAATGCCTCCGAAACTCTAGAAGAGTTAGGATAACATGGGATCTTTTACAATGTAAAGATCTGGCAGAAACTGTCCCAAAATCGATGATTCAGGAAAGTTATGAGAAACATCGACAAACGCTCACAGCTGTAGGAGCGACGCCGACTGAAGTCCTGACCGAAGTCAAAACATACTTTAGGGTATTTTGTGAAGAGGTTAGAAGGTGTTATCGACAACAAACGACGCTACCGCCTAAGAGGGCCTATTTTAATAGTAAGTTCTCTGAAGGAGGTTGCTTCGAATATTTGAAGAAACAACACCGTTTCACGTCTAGTCGTTTTGAAAGCCGAAGTGTTGGCGAATTTCGAATTGATCCAGTGGTCTTCCATTTATTTGGAAAGCCTGGCAAGGGAAAGTCTCATTTATCAAACTCAATTGCTAAAAAATTATCGCAACGATTTGGTTATGTCCAAGCTGATACATACCCCAGATCTGTGGAAACAGAATTCTGGGATGGATACAGAGGACAACTAATATCGTCAATTGATGATTGTTTTTGCAAAAAGGATGATGAGGGAGACTGTGCCCAAGTTATTCAACTGTGTTCAAATGTTGATTGCGTATTACCGATGGCGGATTTGAAAGAAAAAGGTCGGAAGTTTACTTCTGATTTCCTTTTCTTATCTTCTAATTATCCCTATTTAGCTGGTTTGAATTCAACGTATGGTGCTCCTCTTCAGAGGAGAATTTATCCTGCGTATGAACTCTTACAGCGAAATGGTGACAATTATAGGATCCAACATCATAAATACAATCTTGACAGGAACACAGTCGAGCCTGGAAAAATTCTAGAAATGCCTCGACAAGCTCTCGTTGATTATCTTGTTGAAGAGCTGATTTGTCTTCATAGGACAAGGAAAACTTGTGATAAGATCAGAATTCCGATCGACAGACCCGGCCCAGCATTTGAGCCTGGGCTGGCGATCGAATATCCGATCCATCCACCTTCCCGTTTACCGAAAGTTATGGCCCACGCGATCCCCGAACCTTTAAAAGTTCGAATGATCACGAAAGCCGAAGAAGATCTATGGATATTGAAACCAGTCCAAAAAGCAATGTGGAGCGCCCTTAAAGCGTTTCCTTGTTTTAGGCTAACATCAAGTCCTGAAATTCCTTTCGATTTTATGGAAAGTTGGCATCAGAAAAAGTTTCTCCTGTCTGGTGATTACGAAGCAGCTACCGATAATCTTAACATGGATATCATGCAAGTCGCCTGTGAGGAGTTATGCAAAGTTTTGCCTGAGCAGATGTCGGAGTGGGTGAT